CGTGGCATAATAGCTTGGCGTCGGCTTTTTCTTCTGGCCGGCGCAAAGCCTCCATGGCGAAATCGGTATACGCAGTCGACTTAAAATCGACCTCTTCGGATTGCGGGTTCGAGTCCCGCTGGAGGCACTTTTGGAAACCGCCAGAGATGGCGGTTTTCCTTTATTCTCCAACGGTTTTCAGACTTTCCTAATTCACTCCAATTCACTCCAAATCACGTCATTTCTCTACAAAACGTGGGCAAAATGTGGGCACGGAATCACCAGATCATTGGTAGTCCGAGGCATTGGCGCGCCCACTGTTCCACGGCACGATTCTCCTCGTCGTCGCCAAGCAGCAATAAGTATCCGGCGGGTTTTCCGTTCTTCGCATGTTCCAGCTGCTTGATTACGCCCCAGTCCTTCAAGGTGGTGATTGAGCGTTTGAATTCTTGGTTTGCAGCGCCTTTCCGCTTTTCGATGTATTCCTGGGCGTCTTCGCTCATGGCCTGCTCTGGCGATATGCCTAGCTTGCCGTAGTCGTATGCGAATGTTTCGGCTCCGCGCTTGTAGTATCGGCATGGGTAGCCCTTGGCTTTTGCGTCAGGGGTTGGGCAGTTGCGCTCCGTGTCCCAGTCGTAGGTGACGCTGGCCATGTAGGTGAGCAGCAGCAGTGCCGAGTTGCTTGTGGAGAGAGTGCCGTCAGCCCTCATCTTGGAGAACTTGCCCATTTGACCGAGCTGACGGATTGCGTTGAAGTTGCGGTAGCCCATTTCTTCCATGTCTTTCCTCCCCACCTGCTGGTAAATTGGCAAGTGGAGAAATGCTCGCGCTTTTCTTCATCCCCTTCGGTGTGACAGCGCCGGAGGGGCTTTTCTTTACCCGTACTTATTTGTACCATTGGTAGTAGACAAATAAGTACCAACTGGCAGTACGTATAAATACTGCAACCAATACTTATATGTACCATCTGTATAAGTAATATATAGATTAGTAACATTCTTTTTATAGGGGCAATGTGCAAAAAAAGAAAAAAATCAGCATGTCCAACCCCCATCTGCGGTAGCTTGAAGCAAGGAGAAGGAAGGGGAAAAATGAAGAAACTGATTTACCTCGTGCTATCCGTGCTGTGCGGAATCTCCGGTATCTACGGCATATACGACACCATCACCACGCCGAAGTACGATCTGGCCACAAGCATCATGACGGTTCTGCTCCTCGCATTCCTCGCATGGTTCTTCTGGCATCTCTTCCTCAAGCCTGAGCCACGCCATAAGCATCAAGTGACGAATGCGCCTGAATCATCGCCGGAAGCCACCTCAGACGCTCCAACAGTGGAAACGGCACCAATCACCCACGTCAATGCGAATAGTGGCGTGGAGGACGATTACGTGGCTGTGGATATTGAGACCACCGGCCTAGGTCGTGACGCTCGAATCATCGAATTGGGAGCCGTGAGAATCAGGCACGGACGCAAGGTCGCGTCATACAGCCAGCTCGTCAACCCGCAGATTCCGATACCGGCCAAGGTCACGCAGATCACCGGCATCACCGACCGGAACGTCAAAGGCAAACCCACCATCGACAAAGCGCTACCCAAGTTCTACGCTTTCTGTGGGCGTGACACTTGGATAGGCCACAATATCCGACGCTTCGACATTCCGGTGATCGCCAGGGAGGCGCAGAGGGTCGGCGCCGGAATGCCGGACGTGAGCTTCTACGACACGATGGAATTATCCCAGGCATTGCTGCCGCAGCTTGACCACCATCGCGTGGTGGACCTCATTCGATATTTCGGCATCGCCAAGACCGAGCGGCATCGCGCCGCCGACGATGCTGCACAGACAGCGCAAATCTTCGAGCATTTGAAGCAGATATAAGCTTTATAAAGACTTATAAAGACTTATAAAGACTTATAACCGCTAGCTGATTTTCGCGTCGAGAAACGCATGATCGCCATCGACATAAGCCCGCTCGATTAGCTTATGCGTCGCGGCGTAAATAAGATCATTGGACGGATACTCCTTCGCCATCTGACTTTGGATGTCCTGATCGGAAATCGACGGGTCAAGAATCTTCGCCATGATGGGGAATACGCTGCTGATCTCGTCATGCGGCCCATCGACGTAGACGCGGAGCATGTCGTTTTTCCCGTATCCGAGCACTGCCCCGTAGACCAGCACGTCCACTGACGATTGGCCGAGTCTTCCGTGGAGAGCGTCTGCGGTGGAGAAAGCGCCGGTGCGATACTCCGCCCGGTAATAGGGGCCGTTCGAATCGCTCGGCGTGAATTTCTCGACGTCGGTTATCGGCGTGGATGAGTTCGCGTTGAACTCGTCCACAAAGCTCTGCGCCGTCTTCTCGGCTGCCTGTTGTTGTGGCTTCTCCTGCTGTGCGCTGACGTCCGGCGTCTTGGCCGGCGTGGAATCCGGCTCCTGCTGGCTTCCGCAGCCACAGGCCGTCGCCAGGAGAAGCGTCGCAGCTGTGATGGCAATGATTTTCTTACGCATTGAAAAACCTTTCTTTGATTCTATTTGGCGATGTGTTGAGCATGGCTCGGTAGTCCGTGAGCACCTGCGTTGTCACGTTCAGTTCCTCGGCTATCGACCATAGGTCATCGTCGTACATGCGTTCCGCCAATGCTAGTTCTGCCGGATCGATGAGCAGGCGCGCGGTCTGCCGCCGTGTACGGATCTCTACTTTCGAACTATTGTTCGCACAGCCGGTGTCGCCATGCCGCCAATGCAAGAGCTCGTGCGCGAGAGTGCACCGTTTGGCCGTGTATGTGAGCCTGCGGTCGATCAGTATCACCGGTCGCGGCGTCGTAGCAACCCCAAAGGCCATCGGGGAGAATGGCGCTGGATACGGTGACCGGCAGTCCGACAATCGCGCGGCGCATGGCGCCGTATGTCATGCGCCGGTCGATAGGCAGGTCAGGCAGGCTCGTCGTAATCCGGCCCAGCCTCTCCATTGATGGCCTCCTGCTTGCCAGCGGCGTCATAGGCGGCAAGACCATAACCGCCTGCCTGCGCTTTCCTCTCGGCGGCTTCGACCGCATGGCGCTTGGAGTCCATCACGATGTCTCCGATGGATACGCCGGTCACTTCGCTGATGCGTTCCAGGTCACTCAGGTTGAGCGGGAGGCTGTAGTTTGCCCTCGTGTACCAGTAGACCTCGCCGAAGCCGCAGGCCTTGGCGAATTCCTTGATGGTCATGCCGCTTTGCTTTTGGAGTCTGACGCATTCGTCCATGACCTGCTTGGCGAAATGCGTGACCTCCTGTGCTTTTCTTCCCATGCTTCAAATTATAGCTAATTGCGTAGTCATATGTGCATAAATCGTGAAGACTACGTAATTACGAATACGAGAAACTTCGTAATTACGTATATTAAAAACCGTCGAAAGGAAAACCGAGATGTTGAGCACCAAGAAGACCAAGACCCCCGACCACTACCCGTGCGGCCACATGCGCGGCCCCGGCTGGCACGACTGGCGCGCCTGCCTCACCAAGCAGGGAATCGAGGAGGATGAATGGGAAGAAGAATGACGGGCCGGTCTGACCGAAACCGCCAGCCGTAACCTCGCGGGCGAACTGGCCCGCCATCGCAAAACACGCGAAGACCTCGCCAAAGCGTGGGGATGCGCGCCGAAAACAGTGGACACGCGACTCCGCGGCCAAACACCACTCACGACCGACGAAATCGAAAAAGCTGCCCACCTACTCGGCCTCGAAGCCTCCACCCTCACCATGGTCCTCATCCAACCAATCGACGCCGCAAGCCAATTCAAAGCCTGAAAGCCACAACCAAAGGAGCCTCCGATGAACAGCAAGACCTACACCCGAGAACTGCGCAAAGCCTGCGTGGAAGCCGTCTTCGACACGATCGTCAAGGAAGCGCAGAAATGACCAGCCAACTACTCAACCCGCCAAAACCGCCGGAATCAAGGAAAACCATGAAACCGCGAATCGAACTCATCGGCACTACCGGCTACGCCATCCGCATCCAGGAAGACAAGAGCGGCCAACTCATCGAACTCCACGCGGACGGTGGGGAAGTCCTCGCGGACATCCCCGAAAGCACCCTCGACAACTTCGCCTACACGCTCAACGACGACCTAGGGAACATGCGATGAGCCAATCATTCGAACTGCGAATCATCGAGGACGGCACGCACAGCAGTGACCACAGCTGCCTCATCGGACTCAGATTCGACATGGCAGACGGATACCAGGAACACATGCTCAACAAAACCGACCTCATGAACCTCCGCCGCGAAATCGGACGAACACTCAAAGAACTCAACCAGAAGAAGGACAAGAAATGAACATCTTCCAACAACGAGAACAAATCCTCGCGAACCTCATCGAAGCATGCAAGGACCACGACGAAGAGAAAACCAACCACCTGCTCAACCAACTCACGGAACTCGACAAGACAGCCGAACAGAAGCCACTGCCTGAAGAACCGAAGGAGCAGGGCTTCTATGTCACCGCGAATGATGGTCTGCTCCTGCATAAGGACATCGATGATGACTGGTCGGCGCGCACATGGGATGACTCGGCTAATCCCATCTGGAATGGCAATAGACCGTATGTGAAGTGGCCGACTGTCTGCGAAACGCTCCCGCCTGAAGCTTTCCCGTTAAAGCGAGTGAACACGGGAGACGGTAACGATGACTGACCATGATTACTGGCTTGAAGACATGCAAGCAATGAAGAAGCGGAAGAAGCCGAACTACACGCGCCGCCGCATCCTCTTCGCCATCGTCAGCATCGGCCTCATCTCCAGCCTGACCATCATGCTCACATGGCATGGCGGCAGCACCACCGCCGCGCTCATGGTGGAAGGCGTGTACATCGCCACCGCATTGTGGCTGATCGTCAGATTCGCGCCACGCGACTAAAAGACTTCCCACTGGCCGGCAGTCCAAACAAACAACCCAATCGGATTGTTCCGCGGGACACCCACGTTCACTCATTCGTCGGCCAGTGGGGACACATAACTGAATATCGATTATTATCCACGCGCCGACCATTATCGCTGCACATACACTGTCGGCGCATTCGGCTGGGCGACGGTTCGCCCGTCCACGGATTCCACTCTCTTCTCTCTCTATCAACCACGCAGGCACTCCGGTGCTTGCAAACCCTTTCAAGTCCGCCTGACGGCTTCAGTCACCGTCGGCCACGCCACCGGCCGTGAACACGTTCAGGTCTGTGTTCCAACAGTCAAAGTGGCGCTCGGGAATCCACGGACGGCACTGGTTCGACTCCAATGCCAGCCACTCAGCCCCATCCACTCGTCAGGACGGGGCCTACAACGTCAACAAGCAAAGGAAACACAATGGACGGAAACAAACCACAGGTGGCAACATGGGTGCTCTGCGTCGACGTCGACCCCGACAACCCGGAATCCGACCCAATGTTCATCGCCACACTTGACATGCCGCTGGACGGCAGTCTGATCAGCGTCGCCCTGCCCGGCAACAGACTCGGCGAATGCACCGCGCTTGCCGCCAGAACCGCATGCCAGGCCATCGACAAGGTGCTCAAACGTCACCTCGAACGCGGAGGCGGCAGCGACACCGTGGAAATGCTCGACGGCCTCCACATCGACCCGATGGGTGACATTCGGGACGGCAGGCCATGACCGACCTGCTCACGCCAGCCGAACTTGCCGCCATGCTCGGCATGAGCCCACGCACCCTCGCCAACTGGCGCAGCATCGGCAAAGGCCCGCCATACGTGAAAATCGGCGTGGAACCGCCCGAAGGCCATCAGGACAGGCGAAAAGTCCGCTACCAGCGTCAAATCGCTGAACGGTGGGCTCTGGCGCACGAATACCGAAGGACGGTGGCGAGATGAAAAACGGCACGTTCATTCCAGTGACACGGGTCCAAAGCCGCCCAGATGTCAAAAGCGATGGGAAAGCACGCTTCGGTGACAACAATCCGACCATCACGCAGCAAGGAATCGACGTGGACAAGTTCATCAGCGACAACCACGCGCTCATCGAAAACTTAAGGAAAGGAACACGTTGAAACACGAATACACGGGCGACGAGCTCGCCGAACTGAAGAAAATCTACGACGAGTCGGGAGAAGCCGGACTCCAGATCGGCGAAATGCGTGCGTTACGCAAGGCAGGACTCCTCACCCCGGACCTGCCACCGGAACAGGAGGCGCATGAGGACATCCTGGCCGACTATCAGGCCGTCGGCAAGCCCACGGCGGAACAGGCGGAACCGTCGAAACGTGACCTCATCCTCGCGCATTGCAGAAACCGCATCGACCAAGGCCAACCGTTCGACGGCAAGGAAACCGCCGAAGCGCTCGGCATAAGCCAGAAAACGGCAGGCAACATCATCGGCCAACTCCGCAAGGAAGGACTGCTGCCGGCCTTCGACCAGCATTCACCCCGCAAAACACGGAAAAACGCCACGACCGGAAAGAAGAAAGAAACCATGACCACCACATCGAAACTCACAGTGGACAAAATCACCGCAACGAAACTCACCCCCGTCGGAACCATCAGCGTCGGGCCACAAGCCACAGCCGATCAGCGCACCATCATCGCAAACGCCTTGGTCGGCATCTTCGACGCGGTGAGCGCCTTGCAGCGCACAGCATTCCAAGCCAACGACAAGGTGGTCTACGGATTCGCCACGAAACTGCTCACCGGCGAATTGATGGACATTAAGGCCAACTACTCGAAGGACGCAAAATGAGACTCAAATTCGATAGCGAGAGTGGCGTTTTCACCATCAAGCCAGAGTCCGAGGCGGAGATCACCAAGCTCAGGACGTCCGCGTTGGACATCGCCAATCTGCTGGTCGATTATTTCGACGCCGACATCATCAAAGCAGACATAAACAAGCCAAGCAATCAGCAGGGAGCCTGAAATGAAGCGTATTCCACTCAAGGACACGGAACGCTACACGGTCGAACGGTTCAAGCAGGGCAAGAAGACGGAACGTCATCTCGCCTGGCTGAAGAGCCGTAAGGCCGGTGTGGGCGGTTCCGACATGAGCACGATTCTCGGCCTGAATTCCTTCAAGACGCCTTATGAGCTTTGGCTTGAGAAGACCGGCCGCGTGGAGCCGGAGGACATTTCGGACAAGTGGGCGGTGGTCAGGGGCAATGCCCTGGAAAACGAATTGCGCAAGCGATTCCGCGCCCAGCATTCCGAACTGCTGGTCACTGACGGTACGGACAAGCAGTTCATCAGCCGCGAAAAGCCCTATCTGAGGGCTTCCCTTGACGGCATCCTGCAGAAAGAGAACGGCGATTTTGGAATCCTCGAAATCAAAACGGCGAGCGGCCGTCGAGCGGGGGACTGGCATGACGAGGATGGCAACCTCCGAATCCCGCCATACTACTTGGCTCAAGTCGAATTCTACGCGCTCGTCACCGGCTGGACGTGGGGCTATGTCTACGCGGCCATCGGGGACGACGAGCCGGTAGAGATTCCCTTCGAGGCGGACGTGGAGGATATGGCCGCGATCGACAAGGCCGCCACCGACTTCTGGCATTTCGTCACCACAGGCACGCCACCGCAATTGACCGGCGGGGACGTGCAGAAGGCGTTCCCAGAGCCCACGCCGGACATTGTGGACGAAAGCGACGATGACGACCTGTACGACCTGCTCGCAAGATACGAGAGCGCCACCGGAATGCTGAATGACATGAAGTCCGCTCAGAAGGAATTGCAGGAGCAGATCATTCTGCGCATCGGCTCGCACACCGGCATCAAGTGCGGGAATTTGCAAGCCACCTACAAGCCGATGACCCGCAAGGAATACACCGTCAAAGCCACCACATACCGCAAATTCACACTCAAAACCATCGAAGAAAAGGAGCAATAAAAAATGGGAGCAATCGCACAGCAGGCGCAAGGGCAGCAGTTGCAGCCGCTCAATCCGAAGGGCAAGCTCAAGCAGCTTGTGGAGCATTCGTGGCCGCAGATCGCGCGTGTCATCGGCGGCAACCTCGACAGCGAGGCGCTGTTGCAGATGTGCATCAGCAGCATCAACCGCACACCCGCCTTGGCCGACTGCACGCCGGTCAGCGTCCTTTCCTGCTTCATGCAGTGCGCGGCACTTGGCTTGCGCCCATCCGACGTGGATGGATTGGGACAGGCGTACATCCTGCCCTATGGCAACAAGAACTATGCCACGGGGGAGAAGCAGGCCACCTTCGTCATCGGCTACAAGGGCATGCTGAAACTGTTGGAGAACAGCGGCATCTACGCGCAGCCGAGAGCCGTCTACGAGGATGACAACATCAAGCTCAAGCTTGACGAAAATGGCGTGCCGACCATCGAATGCCCGGACGAGGTGAACGTGGACGCCGACCACAGCGAGGACAAGCTGAAATTCGTGTACCTCTCTGTCCAGCTGCCGAATGGCGGACGCTACGCCGACTACATGTCGAAACGCGACCTGCTCGAATACCGCGAGAAGTACGCGCCACGCAATCGCAGCCGTCAGATCACCGGACCGTGGGTGAAGAATTTCGTGGAGATGGCGAAGAAGACCATCATCCGTCGCAGTTTCAAATATCTGCCGGTCAACATCGAGGCGAAGAAGGCCGCGAGCGTGGACGAGACCACACCGGATTACAGCGACGTGTTCCAGCCGGTAATCACCGATTCGACTGATGACGTGACTGCCGAGGTCATGGACACCGAAGCCGACTCCGAGCAGCAGGCCGATGCGAAGGACGGTGAGTGATGGCGGGGGAGACCGTTATCACGATCGTCGGCAATCTGACCGCCGACCCTGAGATTCGCACTTTGAGCAATGGCGGCACGGTGGCGAACTTCACCATCGCGTCCACGCCACGCGTATACAACAGCCAGGCCAACCAGTGGGAGGACGGTCAGGCGCTGTTCCTCCGCTGCTCGGCCTGGCGTGACCTCGCCTCGCATTGCGCCCAGACGCTCCGCAAGGGCATGCGCGTCATCGCGCAGGGCCGGTTGCAGCAGCGTTCCTATCAGGCGCAGGACGGTTCCAACCGCACGGTCATCGAATTGCAGGTGGACGAGATCGGCCCGTCGCTCAAGTATGCGACGGCTCAGGTGCAGAAGATGCAGTCAGGCTCATACCAGGGCGGCAACGCCAATGGCGGCTATCCGCAGCCGCAGGAGCCCCAGCAGCAGTCGCAGGCTCCGGCCGATAATCCGTGGGGCGCTCCGGCTGGAGAGCCTGACTTCTGATGATGCGTGAGTGGATTGAGCCGCCGGACGTGCTGCCGGTATGTCCCAAACATGGGTGCGCGCTGTATCCGGCGCGCCCCATACCATGCCCCGAATGTGAGGCCGAAAGCGAAGACCATTACGCGGACATTGGCGATGCCGACATTTGGATTTTGGAGGACGAATGACGCAGGAAACCACCATCGACGTGCTGAAGGCCTACTGGTGGACCCAGAACAAGCGTGGAGATTGGCGGGCGAAATACCGGCGCACCAGCGTCGTGAAAAGACGCGCCTACCTCACCTACCGCAGTCTCATCAACAGTGGCAAGCTCCAAAAGCCCGAGCATTGGCCGGTGCATGTGACCGCCATCATCCACCCGATCACCCACGGACGCTTCGACCCGGAAAACGCGGCCCCAATGGTCAAGGCGATACTCGATGGCATCACCCAGTCAGGCTACTGGCCCGACGACAACGCGGAATATGTGCTCGGCCCGGACTACCGGCTAGGCGAGCCAAGCACCGAAAAAGGCGTCTACCACATCACAATCCGAATCGAAGAGGAAGAACACTAATCATGGCGACGAACGTGACTGAGAAAGACAAGACACTGCAAGAGATCATCGACTGGTGCGAGCAGCTTGAGATTGATGGCTTGAGGCTTGCAAACGCTCTTCTGATGCAGCGTGACACGACCGCATACGGTGTCGTGAAGGGGCAAATCGACGCATACGGAAAGACAGCTGACCACTGCCGTTCCATGCTCGGCTACAGCGGCTCCATGCTGTCCTGCCTCACCTACGAGGACACGGACAATAGCGACCCATCCGATCAGCCCCAGGTGGGCGACTACGGCGTGGCAGTCCGCGAGACCGCAGACGGCCAGGAGGAAATACCCTTCCACATCGAACGGGAGGAACGCACCGGACTGCCAGTCGCACTCCTGAACGAACGACTGTATGCGAAACCGGAAGACGATATAAAAGACGGCCTGTATGTGAGCCTGTTCCAGCTCTATCTGGACGGCTTTATGTTGAGTCGGACGGGCCGAAAGCGGAACAAAGACGCGGAGGCATAGTCATGTGGTTCAAACGCAGACGCAACGAATTCGGGTGTCCAATGTGCGGCAGACTACCCAAAATCGTTAAGAGCCATACACAGGATGGGGATTACATCAAGTCGATATACCGGCTTCAATGCCCCCGAAAGCACCTCTCTACAAACTGGTACAGCGACCCTATGGATGCAAGCATCCAGTGGAAACACGTAGTGGACGAATACAAGAGGAAGGACACGAAATGAGCGCGTATCAGCCTGTTCTTGACCCCGCCTGCGGCGGCCGAATGTTCTGGTTCGACAAGTCGGATGATCGAGTGCTTTTCGGTGATGTGCGTGATGAAAGCTGGGAATTGTGTGACGGGCGTAGATTCGATGTCAAGCCGGACATGCTGATGGACTACCGCGACCTGCCGTTCCCCGACGGGACGTTCCGCATGGTGGTGCTCGACCCGCCCCACCTGCGCAATGCGGGGGAAACGAGCTACATGGCGCAGAAATACGGTTGCCTCGACCAAGAGACGTGGAAAGCTGACCTCAAGACCATGTTCAGCGAGTGCTTCCGCGTCCTGAAAGAGCACGGAGTGTTGATTTTCAAATGGAATGAGACGCAGATACCCGTATCGCAGATTCTCAAGCTCACAGCGCACAAGCCGCTCTTCGGCAACAAGCAGCCGAACCGCACGGGAACACACTGGATTGTCTTCATGAAGGAGGACGCGAAATGAATAAACGGTACAAGGTTTGCCCACTTTTTTGGAGTGATTACGGCGATGAGCGCACCTTGATGAATATGGGTGTGTTTGAAGAGTTGCTGAACGAGGGTTGGAAGATTCTGCGGGTGGATATCATGCCACCAACGGAATTGAGTAATAACGCCGTTACCGCGACGAACGTCTACATCCTTGAGAGGGAGGCTAATGATGATTAGTCAATACGACAAGGACATGTGTTGCCTGTATATCGCTGAGGGGATGAACTACATCTGGCAACAACGAGAGAACCAAGAGCTTTCCCGAATACTTGAATCATTGGCCGATAGGAAGCTCATGAAGCGTGTCCATGGCGGGTATGCGATCACACTCAAGGGCCTGTTGGCAGTCAAGGTGTGGAGACTTCACCTGTTCCTGTTCCATCACGATGAATGCAAGTACTTCAGGAGGAAGAAATGAGCAGGACTGAAACCACCGCCATGCTGTCCAAGCTGGTCGAGAAGAGGTTGAAGAATCGCGTGAGCTATTGGGCTAGCGAGGTTAACTTCGACCTTGGAACACCACGGAACAGGCGCATCGACTACATCGGATTCAAGCCTTTCACGCCCGGCTACGTGCTCGAACCAAGCAGTGTGGAACTCGGCACTTTCTCCTGCTATGAAATCAAGTCATGCATGGCTGATTTCAAATCGGGTCACGGGCTGACGTTCTACGGTGACGAAAACTATCTAGTCACCACGCCTGAGCTTGCGGATGAACTGCGCGTGGGCCACCAGATTCCGCGAGACATCGACCAAGTGTTGGTGCCCACGGCCAAAGGGGACAAGCTCAGATGCCTGTACGACGTGTCCTATGGAGACAAGCGGAATAGCTACAGGCGGCGTCCGGCGAGTGAGATGCTGTACGCCATGATCGAAGCGAACGGAAAGAGGACTAATTGAGCATCATGCTTGACGAGGCCAACGCTTACGAGCGTGGCATGGATGATGATTTGACTTTGGCGAAACGGCTCTGCTGGGACAGCTACGAATGGGATGGCGTCGATAGCGACTGTGTGGCGAAAGACGAGGACGACGCATGGGATTACGCGGGGGAAATCTGCGGCTATCAGGAGGACTTCATCGACCGGGCGCGCGACCTGCTCGAAGTGGCACGCAAGGCGGTAAACGAATGAGCAAGGCAATCCGATATGTCGAGTGCGCCCACTGCGGCGAGACGGTGGGCAGCTATTACGTCACCTGCCCTTACTGCGGGTATCGGCTGGTGGACGCGAAGCAAGCCGCAATGATGGGTTTGTCATGGTGACGCTTGACCCGCCACCGGACTTGTTGGAGATCGCCGAAGCCCTGGACGCGATGGCGAAACCACACGTGGGAAGCGGCTGGGCGAACACCAACTACACCGACCTGCCCTGCACCACGCCACGGCAGGAGGCAATCTGGATGGAATTCAACGGCATCACAAGAGGGGAGGATTGATGGCAAGGCGCGGTTACGTGCAATTGGCCAATGGCTTCTATCTCAACCGGAAGGTACGCCGGTTGCGTCGCACCATGCCCTCTGCCGTCAGTGCGTTCGTCGTCATGCTTTCCTACTGCGGTGACAACCTCACGGACGGCTTCGTGGACTCGGACACGGCGGAATTCGTGCTCGACATCACCACGCAGGAGCTTGACGCTTTGCAGCAGGTCGGATTGATCGAGGCCGTGGATGGCGGCTATGTCATCCACGATTATCTCGAACATAATCGGAGCCGTCAGCAGGTGATGGCCAAGCGCAAGCGTGAGCATGACCGGTATTCTGCTGGCAGTCTGCCGGCAGAAATTGCGCAGACTGCCGGCAGAATCGAAACAGAATCGGGACAAACACCAGAACACCAGAACACCAGAACCCAAAAGAAAGAGAAAGAAGAATATTCTTCTTCTTTCTCCAAAGAAATCGGGCTGAACGACTTCGAGCTGGTCAGGGAGAAAACCCACGCCAATGCCGCCATAATCCGCGATTACCCGAATCTCGACCTGTCAGACGCGTGGAACGCATTCTTAAGCCGACATTATGGCGAAAACCGCACGATAGCCGACTGGACGCGCCTGTGGAAGGGCTGGTGCCAACGCAGAGCCAAAATGAGCGGCATACCACCCTCGAAACGCCACGTGCACACGTGGAAATGCTCTCACGTGCTCGAAGCGCTCGGACGCGACGAAGAAACAGCACAGGCAGACGAAAAGGCCTGCGAATTAGCCGACAGACTCAACAAGGAGAAATCATGAAACACGAACCGGTAATCATGTACAGCCGAGAATGGTTGGAACACGAGCGCCGCAAGGCATGGCAGGAAGGCTACGCGGCCGGATGGAAAGACCAGGAATGCGATTTTCCGCAGTATACAAGCGAAAACCCATACAAGGAGACCGTCAAAATCGAAAAGGAAGGTGAATGATGGACGGATTGGACAAGCTGATTATCTCACTGGTGATATTAGGCGTCGTGGCGTTCGCCATGCTTGGCTTAAGCATCTATGAGGGCTGGTATCTAGGCACGCATCCCGATTACGGCATGACGACGGTCAAGACCGGCGACGTGACATGGGTCTGTCTGACCGACCGTGGCACGACCATCGGCTGCGACACGGTGGAGGAGTACCGGTGAACGGCGTGGACACGTTGGACACAAGCATCTGGGCCGGCTACCTCATCCGGCCGAAGGGTGATATGAGACGGTATACATTACGAATGTACGAAACGCTCCAAGAGGCATCGGATGTGGCACAGGAGCGCGCCGACTCCCACCACAGGCCATACGAGGTGCTCGCAACCTGCGATACCTCGCAGCGAATCATTAAGACCATCGAACCAAGGAAAAGCAAATGAAGAAAATACTCGAAAACATGATCATCAAGTGGCATCAGGCCGGATACAGCCTCGACGAGATCGCGCCACTCGTGCCGCAAGTGCCAAAAGCCGAAATCGAAGCCATAATCCAGCAGCACGACAAGGAGCCCCGACTTTGACCAACTGCAAACACTGCCAGAAGCCAATGAAGCCGATCGCCGCGAATCTGCTCTGCGCCAGCTGCCGCGAAAACTACTGGCAGCTGATCCGCCAGCTCGGACACGTCCAACTGCCCGCCCTGCGGAGCATCATGCTCCGACAGGCCCGCATCGGCACCCCAGCACACACGCCAAGCCGAGGCAACGCACCAATACCCATCGACACCCACGCTCAAGACCTCATCGCAGACAGCGAAGCATGGTTGGCGGAACAGGCGGGCAAAATACGCGCCGCATACGCCGCATACGACTGGCGGAAAGCATGGTATGCCATCATCAGCAACCGTCACACGACGTTGAACATGCCAACCGCAGCAGATGATTACACCAGCCTGGAACACATCAGCCGACGCAACGAGACAGCATTGACACCAGAGAGCGAGCTGATAATCCTCGGCACCTGCCCCACCTGCCGCCACCAGCTCACCGGTACACCAGACGCCGAGTCGGTCACATGCCAACACTGCCGTACCGAATGGGCGGCACCAGCCATCAAAGCAGCACGAGACGAACGACTGTGGCAAGTGCAAATCACCGGCACGCCAAGCGACGCAGCCAAGGAACTGAAACGCTACGGCCTGACCATCAGCCGCAACCTCGTCAGCCAATGGCTCAGACGCGGCAAGTTGCACGCCACGCCGACAAACACCAAGAACCAGTACGTGTTCAACCTCGGCGAGTTGGCCGCACTACTTGACTGTCACCGTTGAAATGCTATACTGTCGTATGTTCGCAGAATGAATGGCCCGGCATAATGATAGCTGGGCCATTATTCATATCGCTTCGGTAGCTCAGTGGCAGAGCACGAGGGATAGCACAGATACCAGAGGACGGATACCTTACCGGCCATGGCTTCCTACTTCTTTAAATCGAATGCCCGTGATGATAAAGACAGTGCATCCCACACCACGCGCTGGTTCGACTCCAGCCCGAAGCACCAAAGGCGGTGAATCAATGCCAGGAAGAATCCGCAAGACCAGCCGCCAATTCGAAAAAGACAAGGCCGCATTCTTCGCACAATGCAAGGCACAGCATGCAGTCTGCTGGCTATGCGGAATGCCAATCGACTATGCGGCCACGAAGAACACCACCGATGACAGCTTCAACCTCGACCACATGTTCCCCGTCAGCAAGCATCCCGAACTCCAATTCGACCCAGCAGGCTTCAAACCGAGCCACACCAGCTGCAACCGCTTGAGAGGCAACCAAGATCCGCCAGCGCCAATCGGAACACTCTCAAGACAATGGATAACAACAGCATGAGCCCAACACGAGGGGTAGGGGCGGTGAAATCGTAAAACCAACGACAGAGCGCAAGACGTCCCGCGTGGTTGCTCTTCCTCTCCCCGATGGCCGAAATTGACCGGGGGTCGCGCGCGCGATTGCAGATTCGAGGTGAAGCATGTCGGCGAAATTTCCGAGCCATAATGTGGCGGAGGCTTTGGAGCGTTCATTGAAGAACGCCGATGGGCTGAAGGCCGTGAATTCTGCAGTGGTCGCGGCCGCCCGCGTGCTGGCTGGTCGGATTGACTTCCTGAATGCCACCGGATTCGTCGACGAGAACGGGAAGATCGACAATGTGACTCTGCCGACTTTCCTGAAATACTGCCAGTCTCTCGGATTGACTTTGGACGCTCCAGCGAAGGTCGGGCGTCCGGCCAGGCAGAAGCCCGAAGTCAGGGCTGAGGAAGCGAAGAGCGACAAGGTTATCGCGATGGATGATTTCATGAAGCGTTTCGGCTGAGGAGGTTGCGATGGCGGCTGAGAATCTTACGGTTTTCGGTGCCATCGATGATGAGAGGCATGGCGTGACCTTGCCGCGTATCTTTACACCGCCGTTGCGCCCGTTGACCAAGGAGACCTCGAATGGTTTCGCTGTGATCGCGTTCGCGGAGATCATGCTGCATGTCCACCTTTACCCGTGGCAGCAGTGGCTGCTCGTCCATGCTTTGGAATTGCTGGAGGACGGCAGCTATCGTTTCCGCAAGGTCATTGTGCTTGTGGCCCGTCAGAATGGCAAGACCACGTTGATGGGCGTTTTGGCCGCATGGTGGCTTTTCGTGGACTCCAACAAGCATCCCGACCGAGTGCCGCCCGTGAAATTCCTCGTGGTCGGTGCCGCGCAGACGTTGGACAATGCGAAGGGCCCTTACAATCAGGTCAAGGAGTGGTGCAATCCTCAGCCTTCGACTGATGAGGAAGCGGATCTGGTGATTCCGGATCTCGCCGCGATGACGCAGAAATTCGTCAACACGAACGGCGAGGAGGCGATCATCACCCGCTCGAAGGCCAGATATATTGTCCGCGCCGACAAGAACATTCGAGCCAAGTCGGCGGCGCGTGTGGTGTTCGATGAGTTGCGTGAGCAGCATACGGATGATGGCTGGAATGCAGTCAGCCAGACCACGAAGGCCGTCTGGTCGAGCCAATTATGGGGCATCAGCAATGCGGGCGATTATCGCAGCGTCGCGTTGCGCAAGCAGGTTGACAAGGGCCGCAAGCTTGTTGACGAGTGGGCGCGTCTGAGCGTCGACGGTGGCAATCCGGCCGACGTGTTCATGTCCGGCGAGCAGGATGGCTCTTTCGGATATTTCGAATGGAGCGCTCCGGACAAGTGTCCGGTGGATGATGCCGATGCGATCCGGCAGGCGAATCCGTCGCTCGGGTATGGGCCGATGACCGTCATGAGCGTCAGATCCGATATTGACGGCATGACCGAGGCCGCGTTCCGTACGGAAGTCTTGTGCCAGTGGGTCACTGCCGACATCGTGCCCTATATCAATCCGAAAATGTGGGCGCATGGCACTGATAATGCGTCACGCATCCCCGACGATAATCGCGTGGTGCTGGCCGTCGATACCAGCGCCGACAGGAAGACCACATATGTGGCCGCTGCTGGCCTTCGTGCCGATGGCCTCCCGCATGTTGAGCTGATAGCTCGTCGTGACGGCATGCTGTGGGTGCCGCATTATCTTGACATGCTTCGTGAGAGCTGGCCGTCGATTTGTGAGATTGCCGTGCAGTCGAAGGGCTGTCCGGCTGTCGATTTCACCGACCCGCTCACCGAAAAAGGCTGGAATGTGCATCTCATCGAGGGATTCCGGCTTGGCGCGTGTTGTGGTCGTTTCCTCGACCGAGTGCGCGAAGGGAAGCTCCGGCATCTGCCGCAGCCAGCCATCGAACAGCAGGTTTCCGTGGCCGTGACCCGCCGTCTTGGCGAGGTCGAGGTATGGGACCGTGGCAAGAGTGCTTTGCAGATCAGCGGCCTCATCGCCGAGAGTGAGGCATTGTATGCGCTTGAGACCATGCAAGTCGAAGCGGAGACACCGAAATATGCGCCGAGCGTGACCCATTTCGCAGTCGTATGACCCAGTGAGGAGGTTTCATGGGGTTCTTTTCCAGATGGCTCAAGAAAAGCCCGGTATCCGTGGCCCAGAAGTTCTCCGAATCGCCAGTGAACATTTCACAGGTGGCGCAGATTCCAATCGACTGGTTCGGCGCCGGAGTCTACGAACGAGAGGCGGCGGTACGTACCGTCATCGACCATATCGCGCGGAATATCGCCAGCATGCCATTCAAGGTCTACACTCGCCAGCCTGACGGTGACCGCGTGGAGGACACCACAAGCCCGTTGGCGCAATTGATGGCCAAGCCGAGCGTTCTTCCTGGCATGACACGTTACCGATTCTTCTACTCGCTGCTCTGCGATGGCCTGCTCAATGACCGTTGGCTCTGCCTGTTGGATGCCGACAAGCAGTCCGGCAGATTGTGGCTGCGGCGTATTCCGGTGCAGAATTTCACGCTTTCCGGCAACACTCTTGATGAGATCACCGGCGTGCAGATCAGTACCGGACAGCCGGAAGGAAGCCAGTATTTCAAACTGCCAGACCCGCAGATTCTGCTTGATGTGGGCTATAGCACGTCCGGCATCGGCGGTTCTCCGGTGTCCGGCACTCTCGCACCGCTTTTGGCGGAGGCGCGTGAGATGGCCGAATATCGGCGTGCGATAGCGAAGAACGGCGGCCAGATTCCAGCGTACATCTCCCGCCCGAAGGAGATGCCGTGGCCGTCGCAGGAGGCGCAGGACGAATTCGTGCAGGGCATGAGGAACTACAAGGCTGGAGGCAATCTTGCCGGTGGCTGGCCGTTGCTCAACGACGGCATGGAAATCAAGACCGTGGACGCGTTCAAGCCGATTGACATGCAGGACATCGACGCGAGGGACAGGATTCGCATAGACGTGGCCAACGCCTTCCATATCGCGCCGGAGAATCTTGGCTTTCGCAGTGGCACGAATTCCAACATCGCTTCCTTCAAGGAGCAGATGTGGAATGTGGAATTGATGCCGTACATCGTGGCTTTCGAACAGTCGCTCAATCTGCTTCTGCCAGACGCGCTCGGCCAGCCGGACGCCTACATCGAAGCGAATGTGGATGCGAAGCTGCGCGGCACGTTCTCCGAGCAGTATCAGGCGCTCAGCACGGCCACGGGGCGCAGCTTCATGACCACGAACGAGGCGCGGCGCATCCTCAACTATCCGAAGCTTGATGGTGGCGACGAATTGGTGACGCCCTTGAATGTGGCAACAGGCGCCCAGCCCAGCCCGCAGGATGGCGGCAGGACGCAGAACGCGCAACAGAACAATCCAGTGAACGGAGAAGGACAGTGAATCTCAAACAGCTCAGATTCAACGTGAAATCCTTGGATGATTCCGCTGGCGAAGGCGTTTTCAGCGGCTACGCCAGCACTTTCGGCAACAAGGACCTGCAGGGTGACGTGATCGCCAAGGGCGCTTTCGCGGAGACCTTGGAGAAGGACTACGCCGGCGGAGCCGGCATCCCGATCCATTGGAACCATCAGGACGGCAAGCCGACCGACATCATCGGACGCACCTTGAGCGCCGTGGAGGACGAGAAGGGTCTGCTCATCTCGGCCCAGCTCGATATCGAGGATAATCCGACCGCCCAGCAGGCTTACGACCTGCTCAAGGATGGCAGGGTTCATCAGATGAGCATCGGCTTCGTGCCGACGAAGACCGCGTGGATCACGGAAAAGGGCGACGGCCCGTGGGGCGGCCATTCCGAATTCCAGCAGATCAAGCTTTTCGAGATCAGCGTGGTGCCGGTGGCCGCGAACCAGCAGGCCGAGATCCTGGCCGTCAAGTCAGGTCGCGCCATCAGCTCCGCCAACGAGGAGAAGCTTCGTGCCGCATTGGCGTCGCTGAACGAGGTGTTGGAAGGCATTGATTCCGACAATTCCAGCACTTCCGATGAAGATAAGCCGGATGATTCCAAGACCGGCGAGAAAAAGGATGATAAGAAGCTTGCCCCTGATAAGGGCAGGGACGCGGAGGCCGAGAAGGCCGAGCGTCTGAACGTAATCAAATCCGCCCGTGAACTGGTCACTGGCGGCAAGGACAACAAGGAGACCAAATGAGTTTCAATGATCGTCTCGCCAAGACCAAGGCCGCCATCGAAGCGGTGCTGGCCAAGGGCGAGGATAATCTCGACGCTTCCGACATCGAGAAGCTGAAGGGGCTGAACGCCGAAGCGCACGAATTGCAGGATTCCATCGAAACGTTGGATGCGGTGCATAAGCGTTTCGCGGGATTGACCGACAATCTGGCGGACACCCAGAAGAGCGGAGCCGCATCCGACGAATCTCTTGGCGATTTCGTCGTGAAGAACATCGGCGAACAGCTGGCGAAGATAAAGGGAGTGTCCGGAGCGTCAATCGCAGCACCGGAATGGGCTCCGAGCCGCAAGGGCAACACTGACACGCAGGTTACCGGCGGCCCGTCCGGCGTGTACGGCTCGCTGTTGACCTACGTGGATCCGAATTTCGTCCAGGCTTACCGCCGTCCGACCATCACCAACCTGTTCGGTGTCGGCGCGATCAGCGGCCAGGCCATCATCTACTACGTGGAAGGCGAAAAGGAAGGCGATTTCAAAACCGTCGGCGAAGGCGAGGAATTCAGCCAGATCCATTACGCCGACGCCACCGAGCACACCGACGCATTATCCACCATCGCTGGATTCATCAAGGAATCCAACGACATGATCACCGACCTCGAATTCTTGAAGTCCGACATCGATGGACGCCTGCTCTACGACTTGAGCATCGTCGAGGAGAAGCAGCTGCTCAACGGCGACGGTACCGGCAAGAACATCAAGGGCCTGCTGAATCGTGAAGGAATCCAGTCATACACCGCCACCGATGCCGGCAATGACGTTGCCGTACTGCACGCGCAGTCGATGATCTCCACCACGACCGGCATGATGCCGGATGCCCTTGTCATCAATCCGACAGACTATGAGGCCATTCGATTGAAGAAGGACAATGATGGCAATTTCATCGGCGGTGGACCGTTCTACGGCGTGAATGGTGGCGCATTGACCATCACTCCGCGCCTCTGGGGTCTGGACACCGTGGTGACTCCCGCTGTCGATGCCGGCACAGCCATCGTCGGCTCCTTTAAGGGCGCTGCCACCTTCTATCGCAAGGGCGGTGTGACGGTTGAGGCCACCAATTCCAATGACACCGACTTCATTTCCGATCTGGTGACCATTCGCGCCAAGGAGCGTGTGGCTTTGGCCGTGCGCAAGCCGAAGGCTTTCGTCAAGCTGACCCTTAAGTAAGGAGACGTGATATGGCTCGACAGTTTCGAGTGATTCCAGCCTCGGCGGCGAAACTTGACCCGAATGCCAAAGTGGCCGATGTGGTCTTCGTCGGGGCCAACGGCAAGCCGACCGATATTGGCAGCGCTGCAGTGAAGCCTGCAACGCATGTGGCTTTGGCCGCCGGCGCCACACCAACCAAGAGCGAATTCGACGCCCTGGTCAATTCTCTGATTGCGGCTGGCCTGATGGCTGCAGAGTAAGCGTGGGGGTCGGCATGAGTGATGTGAATGTGGTTCCCGACATGATTGCCGACCCTTCGGCTTTCGAAGATGACGCCGCCTTCCGGCTCAGGGCCGCGCAGTCGGCCATCCGCCGCGAATGCGGTTGGCATGTCATGCCGAACACTGCTCTCAGCGGCGTGATTAACACTCGTGGAGGGTCGGTGATCCGCTTGCCCGCGCGTCATGTGACGAGCATCGAATCATTGACCGACCGTGATGGCAACAAGCTGGCTTACGCCTACGATCCTGAGACGGGTTTGGTCGAATCCTTGTCCGGTGGCTTCCCGGTCGGCGTTGCGGCCATCCGCTACGAGATTCATGCTGGCTATGATGACGCGCCGGACGTGCAGTCGGTGCTTATCAGCGCCGCGAAACGTGCCGGCATGAGTCCGCTTGGGCTTATCACCTCGCAGTCAACGAATGGCAGCAGCGCAAGCTTCGACGTGGTGTCGCTCATGCAGGCCGAGAAGGACAAGCTCAAACCCTACAAGCTGGGAGGCTTGCCATGAGCCTGCTTGACGACATGAATGCCGGTGGCGGCGTTTTCGCCATGGCTGGGGCCACGAGTTTCGTGCGACTGCGTGCCAAACGCAAGGCCAACCCGTACAATCCGGCGCAGAACGAGCCGGACTGGAGCGTGCCTCCGGACGAGCTCGTCATCATGGGCGCGCTCTCGTCCAGTTCCAGCACCCGCACGCCGGACACGCTTGACACGCAGACAGCATCTACGGCGTACCTCACCATCCCTGATCCGACAGCCGACGTGAAAATCGGCGACCGGATCCGCGCAGACCCCGACGACGGACGCTTGTGGGAAGTCGACGGATTCCCCTCGAAGGACGCGAACGCATTCACCGGCTGGCGTCCGACCTTGGAATGCCGTCTGACGGAAAGAAAGGGCTGAACAAATGGCGAAAAGCAGGATATCGGTCAACTTCAACCAGAAATTCTTCGACGAGATTCTCAATAGCGCCGGAGTCAAGTCGCTCACCACGCTGGCCGCGAACAGGGCACTCGCCTACGCGAAGGCGTCCGCTCCAGTCGATACCGGCGCATACCGCGACGGCCTTGAAATCGAGGAGGTTAAAAGGGAGCACCGAACGACCGTCATGGTCGTCGGCCACGACACGAAGACCCTGCTCGTGGAGGCACAGACCGGCAATCTGGCCAAAGCGTTGAGGAAGGCGAGGGTCTGATGGCAAGCGTCATTCCACCAGACCTCGAACTGTTCCTCACCGGATGGCTGCGCTCCAACATCACGGACATCCCCGGCCTGCAGGTCGGAAACCGTATCCCTGACGGTTACGACGGTTCCTATCCGCTCGTGGTCGTGAGTGATGACGGCGGCACGCAATCCGCCAACCGCGTGACGTTCGACAGGTCGATAGGCGTCAACGTGCTCGGATGGACGCGCAACGATACGAAACCATGCCGTGATCTGGCGGCCCGCGTGTACGGCGTGCTGACCGGAGAGCCCGGCATCCTCATCGGATTCGCCGAAGGCAGCCGCATCTGCGCCGTCGTGCCCGACGGATGCAACGGCCCGTACCCGGTCGGAGAGGACGCGGCATGGTGCCGCTACTACATGACCGTCGAATATTCGACGGCCGGAATCAGACAATCATAAGAAAGGAAAAGCCATGGCCAAAGACAGTCAGGGCATGGATCTGGGACAGGTGGAGGCGCTCGTCACCGCCGCCATCATGATCGTCCCGTACTCCACCGAAAACAAAATCACGCCGGAGATGATCGCATCCAGCAATGCGACGCCGGAACTTCCGGCCGCCTACAATCGGTCGACCGCATGCATCGGACTCGTCAAGTCCGACGGCGGCAACCAGGATTCGCGCGACGGCGACGATCCGCTCGAGTTTTTGCAGGACGGGTACAAGAAGCTGCCGCTGGCGACCAGCCTCACGCAGACTTTCAGTCCGGCCGAAAACAACGCGCTGACCCGCAAGATCACCATCGGCGAGCCGGACGCCAATGGCGTCTACCACGTGGCCGACATCATCCAGGATGCGAAGTGGATGGTGTATGAGGAGGAGACTTTCGACACTGGGCGTGTCCACCGTCGTGCCGGCGTCATGCAGGTCACCGGCAACGAGCCGGACCAGCAGGAGCGTGGCTCGGTCACAGGGCGAGCATTGACCGTCGAATGGATGAAGGATCCGCTGTATGTGGATGCGGAGCATCCGAACACGCGCTGGATCGAAAGCTGGTACGACCCAAAAGCGTGACGGCGGTGGCCGTGACCTCGGCTGACGGCAATACGAGGCCGTCGGTCGTCCAAGGCGCGAAGCTCGCGCTCAAGGCCGTCGCCACACATGTGGACAAGACCACCGTGGACGTGACCGGACAGGCCACGTTCAAGTCCAAGGATGCCGGCGTGGCGACCGTCGATGGCGGCACGCTCACCGCCGTCAAGGCCGGAAGCGCGAGGATCAACGCCACCTATGACGGCGTGACCTCACCTGATCTGACTGTCACCGTCACCGCACGCGCCGCCTGACCGGCGGGCGGAAAAATTTCCCGACCCCCCAACTCTACGTGCGTC